AGGGTCGATATCGCAGCAACCCTGGCTCTCGGCTCGGGCATCGAGATTGATGCAAACGAGGACGGTTACATTGTGACCGCAACAATGGGCGGCGCAGCCGGCACCGGCACCATCGAGGTGACGATGCTTTACGCGCTCGACTAATCTGCATGGACGGGGCTGGCTGCACGGTGCTGGCCCCGTCTCCCCAATCTAGGAGAAACTGATGCCATCGGCTGTTGACATATCAAACGCCGCGCTGAACACGCTTGGCGCATCGAATATTATTTCGCTGACAGAAGACAGCAAAGCTGCGCGCATCATCAATCAACGATATGACACAGTGCGCGATGCCGTTTTTAGATCGCACAACTGGAACAGCCTGATCAAAAGGGCTGACCTGGCGGAGCTGTCAGACGCTCCGACATTCGGCTATGCGAACCAGTTCGGTCTGCCAGGTGACTGCATCCGCGTCCTCGAGTTCTCGAATGGAACGCTGGCATACCCCCAAGACAATATTTTTAGCAACAGCGGCGGACCCGTCTATGTCATCGAGGGCCGCAATCTGCTGACTGATGAAGCAGTCGCAAAGATCAAATATATCAGCCGCGTCACTGATCCAAATGAGTATGACACGCTGCTTCTCGACACCATATCGGCTAGACTGGCGTATGAGATTTGCTATGCGATCACAGGCAGCAACTCGATGATCGCTACAACCAAAACGCTTTACGATGAAAAGATGAAAGAGGCGCGCTTTGTCGATGCAACAGAAGGCGCTGCTGAAAAATTTGAAGCCAGCGATCTGATCGAAAGCAGGTTCTAAGGTGGCGCGCTCCGCACCATCGCTATCCAGCTTCGTTGCCGGCGAGATATCGCCGCGCCTCGAGGGCCGCACAGAGCTGGATAAATACAGAGCCGGCCTGTCCGAGCTGCTGAACATGATTGTGCATCCGCATGGCGGTGTATCACGCCGGCCAGGCACAGAGTTCTTGGGCGAGGTGAAGAACAGCGCAACCAAAAGCCGCCTTGTGCCGTTCCAATTTAAAACAAGCGACACCTATATCCTCGAGTTCGGCGACGGCGTGATGCGCGTCTATCGCAATGGCGGCCAGGTTCTCGATGCTGCAAAGACCATCAGCGGGGCAACACAGGCCAACCCCGTTGTCATCACAGCCACGGGCCACGGCCTGTCCAACGGTGCCGAGGTGTTTATATCCAGCGTTGCTGGCATGACGCAGCTCAATGGCCGCAACTACAAGATCGCAAACAAAGGGACCAACACCTTTGAGCTGCAAGATTTGTTTGGGGCAAACATCGATGGAACAGGCTTTTCTGCTTATAGCAGTGGCGGCACGGCTGACCCGATCTTTGAGGTTGCCACGCCTTACGCCGCTTCCAAGATTTTTGACATAAGGTTTGTGCAGTCGGCCGACACGATGTTTCTGGTGCATCCAGAGTTTGCGCCCAGGACGCTGACCAGGAGCGGCCACACGACTTGGACCTTTGCAACGCCGACATTTATCGATGGCCCGTATCTAAACCAGAACACCACGGCGACCACGCTCAACCCTGGCGCTACCACCGGCACTGGCGTCGCCCTGGTGGCAAGCGCCGATCTGTTTGCAAGCACCGATGTCGGCCGGCTGGTCAAGCTGCATGGCGGCAACGCGACGATCACAGCCTTCACCGATGCGCAGAATGTGGCTGTCACCATCAACGCGGACCTGTCCGCCAGTACGGCGACAGCAGATTTCTCGCTTGGTGCCTGGTCGGACACAACCGGCTATCCCAGCACGGTGACATTCTTTGAGCAGCGTCTGGTCTTTGCCGGCACGACAGACGAGCCGCAGACGATGTTCTTCTCGAAAAACGGCGACTATCTCAACATGACGGTCGGCACTAACGACGATGATGCAATCATCTACACGATCGCATCCAACCAGGTAAATGCCATCAGGTATCTGTCTGCGACGCGGGTTCTGACGATCGGGACCACTGGCGGCGAGTATGTGCTGACCACAACCAACGATGGGCCCGTCACGCCGACCAACGCCCAGATCAGAAAATACAGCAACTATGGCACTGCCCTGGTCGAGCCTGTCCAGGTCGCCGATGTGACACTGTTCTTGCAGCGCGCGAAGCGTAAGCTGCGCGAGTTCCGATATGCCGGCGAGGTCAACACCAGCGGCTATACAGCGCCCGATATGACAATCCTGGCCGAGCATATCACCGAGGGCGGCATGCTCGATATGACCTACCAGCAGGAGCCTGACAGTATTGTCTGGATGGTGCGCAATGACGGCGTTCTAATAGGCATGACCTACCGGCGTGAGGAAGAGGTCATCGCCTGGCACCAGCACAAGCTGGGCGGCACATATACAGGCACCCATGAAGGCGCAGCCTCAAAGACCTACGACTATGGCCTGGTCGAAAGCATTGCCACCCTGCCAGGCGAGACGGCCGAGGACGAGCTTTATATGATCGTAAAGCGCACGATCGGCGGTGCAACCAAGCGCTATGTCGAGCGCATGACGACCTTTGACTTTGGTGAAGATACGACGGCAGCATTCTTCGTCGATAGCGGCTTAACCTACAGCGGCGGTGCCACGGCCTCTCTATCTGGGCTGCATCACCTGTCTGGCTTGTCTGTCTCCTCGCTTATCAATGGCGCGACGCATGCCGACAAGACGGTCAGCTCGGGTTCCATATCGCTCGATGTCAACGCCACAGCAGCCGCTGTCGGGCTTGGATACACCAGCCGCATGCAGACGCTGCGGCTCGAGGCCGGATCGGTAGATGGCACAAGCCAGGGCAAGCCAAAGCGTATCCACTCAATCACACTGCGGCTGCACAAGACCGTGGGCATTGAGGTGGGCAGCTCGACAAGTGATGTGGACCGGATACCATTTCGCTCGTCAGCAAACCAAATGGGCCAGGCCGTGTCGCTATTTACAGGCGATAAGGAGGTCGAGTTCCGTGGTGGCTTTGAGGATGACGAACAGATTGTAGTCAGACAAACCCAGCCCCTGCCGCTGACGGTCCTGGCACTTTATCCGCGCATGAACACATTCGATAAATAGGGGTCGCTATGGTCTGGGCAGCAGCCGCACAAATTGGTTTATCGCTCTATGGTGCGAACCAGCAGAGAAAAGCAGCAGATAAGGCTGCTGGCGAAGCACTGCGCATCGGTGCAGCCAACGCTGAAATCATCGAGCGCGATATCGATATCGGCAAACAGCAGATTGCCAATCTACAAAAAGCGCTCGAGATCAGTACACAGCGCAAACGGCGCGCCTTTGGGGCCGTACAAGGGTCCGTCAGAAACATTTACGGCGGCAGCGGTGTGGATTTGGGACGCGGTGCGCCGATGACAGTGCAGCTCCGAAACGCTGCTGAATATGAGTATGAGCTGGGCATTGATGCCTACAACACATCGATCGCAATACAGGAGGTTGAAGACGGCATCGAGGAAACCAGGCTGCGCGCCGAGGTGTCCCGCATGGGCGGCCAGGCAGAGGCGAGTGCGCTGCGCTCGCGCGGCAGCCAGGCATTGCTGAAAGGACTGGGTACGTCCGTCGCCATCGCTGACAATGAAGGGATGTTTACCAGAGATTACTGGTCAAATCTTAGAAGTAGCTGGAGTACATCCTGATGCCGAGGATACCTGTTTACACGACCAGCGCAACGCCGACGACAGCTACTGGCAAAAAGTCCTGGGGTGTCCGCATGAACAGCCGGCCATTCATCGAGGCTGCGCTGCAAAAGGGCGACACGGCGGCGACAGCGGCCGGCCTGATCACCGAGTTCCTATCGCAGCGCGAGACAAGACGCACTGAGGCCGAGGTCAGTCAGGCGCTGATAGGTGCTGAGACATTCTTGTCAACGACGGTCACAGAGCTTTCACGGGCCAGCAATCCGGCAGATGTGTTCAGCCCCGACCTGACAAAAGAAAACAACTGGAACGCCAGCCTGATGGAGATCAGGAATAATTTTAGGGGCCAGCTTTCCCCCAGGGCAAGGCGTCTATTCGATACCAAGTTCCAGGGGATTGCCGCGCCATACCGAGCACGGCTGCAAGTCAAGATCGATGAACGGATCAACAATCTGGCAATCAGCGAATTCAAAGTCGGTCTAACAGGCTTTGAGGCCGGCATGGCAGACCTGACATCCGATGATGCAAATGTGCAAAATTTTAATTTTCAACTGACAGAAGCTAGAAATCGCGGCAACCGGCTCGTCGATCAGGGCCGTATGACTGAAGAGGATGTGGTTTCGCAAGTCAATACGACGATCGAGAACGCTGCCGCCGGCGCTCTCACCATGTTTATGGTCGAGGTTCCAAATCCGATCGAGGTCGCGATGAAATTGCAGAATGACGACGATCTCACTGGCGAGGAGCTGGAGGACCTTGCTGCCATGACGGAGCATGGTGCCTATGTGATGCACGTCCTGAATAATGTCACTGATCCAGTCAAGCGCAGGGAGCTTGTTGACGCCGCAGTCGATTATGCATTCGAGGAACACGACCGAAACAAACAGCTACAAAAGGAAGAAGACGACAAGCTAAAGAAAGACAATAGGAGGGCATATAACCGCATTTTCAGCGCCGATGAGACTGCGTTGAGCCGCAAAACTATTTTCGACAGGCTTGATGGCATCGATTTTATGACGCCGAGCGAGCGCAATGTCGCCAAGCTGTTCATCGAAGACAAACAACTGTTTGCCGATAGTGACGATGACGCATCAGTGATAGCCCTTACGAGTAGGCTTAACGGGGGCGAATTGACTACCGATATGGTTATCAATGAAGCCGGCAGCCTGACTAGGCAGAGCTTCCAGTCATTTATGTCACAAGTCGATCAGGATTTGTCTGACAGCTACAAGGC